ACTTAGGCTATTTGTATACAGTATTTCCAGGTCTTTATAATCTGTGGTATTAGCCGTTATAAATAAATTATTTAAACCGGATATATCGTTGATATTTTTCAAATCTATAATAGTGTTTGCTGAACAATTGTTGCTATTATCAATGAATACGTCTTGAATAGAAAGTTTTTCACGATTAGTTTTAGTATAGTTGTCACCATATTCGTCATAATATTTATTGTCTAATTCAAAAAGCGAATTTTTATGTTGGCAAAAATATTTAGATTCGTGTAAATAATCCAGTTCATCATAAATATTAATATTGAAATCTTTTTTATTCCCTAAAAATGCACCATAAAAGTCTGTTCCATGAATAAAATTATGTTCATTCAATAATTTACTAGATAAGAAAGAGAAAAATCCATCCGTATACGAAGCGTTATTTTTATCACGAATTTTAAAATGAGAATTTTCATTTTCGAAAGAAGGAATATTTAATAAATTATTATCTGATATATCATATTTTCCAATCATATATTTTATCGGGTCTAAAAGAGGACTAAATTTAAAAAATACTTCACGTTCCACAGTATTATTGCATATATCTATTACTTTAGCGGTGCAACTATTATATGAAGTCATTTCTAATATATCAATTAAACTATATACGTGATTAAGATTTATAGTATTTGCATTATTTTTTGAAAGTGAAAAAAATGTTTCGTATATTGGGATATAATTCTGCGCATTATTAACTTCCAGATTTTCTATAGTAGATAATGTATGAAATAATTTTGAGTTGTCCTGTTTTATATAATGTAATTCCATTATTTTTGTTAAATATTTATTATCTCATATTTAAACCTATAATAAATTAATTGTTATAATAAATTAATTGTTATAATAAATTAATTGTTATAATAAATATTTATACACTATACATGATGGGCGACATGAAGTTATATGCTATATATGATCAGTGTATATATTATGCGGTATAATAATATTAAATTTATATAAATATGTAATAGATGACATTAGAGCTAAAAAAATTTGATATGAGTCAAATTAGTTTTAAAGCAGATGAAAATAAAGGACCTGTTGTGGTTCTAATAGGAAGGCGCGATACAGGGAAAAGTTTTCTTGTTCGAGATTTATTGTATTATCACCAAGATATACCTATAGGAACGGTAATATCTGGAACTGAAGCTGGCAATGGCTTCTATGGCGAACATGTCCCAAAGCTATTTATTCATGACGAATACAATACTGCTATTATTGAAAATATTCTAAAACGACAAAAGGCTGTGCTAAAACAAGTTAAGAGAGAGATTCAACAATATCGTCGGTCTACTATTGATCCCCGAACATTTGTGATATTAGATGATTGTTTATACGATGCTACGTGGACGAAAGATAAGATGATGCGCTTATTATTTATGAATGGTCGTCATTGGAAAATTATGATGGTAATTACAATGCAGTACCCACTAGGAATACCACCAAATCTTAGAACAAATATAGATTATGTTTTTATTTTAAGGGAACCATATATTACTAATCGTAAGCGCATATGGGAAAACTATGCTGGAATGTTCCCAACAATGGAAAGCTTCTGCCAAGTCATGGATCAATGCACGGAAAATTACGAATGTCTTGTGATAAATAATAATGCTAAATCTAATAAATTACAAGATCAAATTTTTTGGTATAAAGCTGAACCACATAACGCTTTTAAATTAGGGTCTAAAGAATTTTGGGACATTTCAAAAGACTTGAATTCGGACGACGACGATGAACAATATGATCCAACCGCAAGTAAAAAAAGAACGAATCCTAAGATAAGCGTTAAAAAAAATAGATGGTAACTATAGGTAATCTATTCTAGCAGATACACAACGTAGTTTATTACTTTCTAACTTAACGTCAATTTTTTTATAATCATGTGAACACTCATGTGCTTCAGGTAATCTATGTTGTTTACAAAATTGTTTATTGCATTTACATGTAGCCATTATAATCTCTACAGTACTAATACGTTTTTTACAATTATCATGTTCGCAAATTTTTTTTTTTTTATTTTGCATATTACAACTTATATATATTTATGAAATATATTTAAGTTGTTGCATAATATACCATGTCATAGTATTACACTTCTTCTATATCATTTGTATCACTCGCAGTATCTTTATTTTTATCAACCATGCACTCACACACAATTTCATTCTTTTCCCCAGTAGGCTTACATTTTTTGAATGCAGGCAGTGTACATACGCCATCAACACACTCAACTGTGTGTTCACTTACCATATTATCATCATAATCCGTTTCATTTTTTTCTGTTACTGTGAGATTTCCTTTTGATTCATCCTCCTGAGCCTCCTCAGTTTCTTCGTTTATTGAACCTAACTTATGTTTAGCACTATTTTGTTTTCTTAATTGTTTTACTATGGTCAAATTGTTAAATCCATGATCACTATTATTGCTGTCAGTTATAATATTGTCTCCCTCAAAAAGCTCTTTTCGGATATCAGCAACTGCGACATTGTCATTACCAAGAGATTTCTCGATAGTGCTAGAATTAGAAACACTCACTAATTCACCATCTTCATTAAGCATTTGCGTAAGTGGGTTGTTGCTCTCTAGAGACCTCCTTTTATTTTCCTCCATGGCTTTTACTTTACTTTCTTTCACGCGTTTCTCAAATTCAAAATTAGCAGCTTCTTCGTTCTTGCCCTTTTCATGCATCAATTGATTCAGTTCTTCTTCCATATATTCAACGCGCCCCGTTTTATATGCTTCTGGATGGAATGGCATCCATGATCCTATTGGCCCAACATATACATCATGCGATGGGTCCATTTCACGCAACATTTTACATCTTAGCTCCGCTTCTTCCTGTGTAGGATAAGATCCGCGAACCTTAATGCCTCTGACACTTGTTTGAAAAGATACGTGTTCATTATATGTTTCCATTAATTTATCTTCATTTTTATCTAAAAATGTTTTATAATCATCAGCAACATTAGTTAGGAAAAGGTTATCTTTTTCTTCTTTGCAAAACTCAGTAAAATCTGTGTCAATAATAGTATAGTCAAGTTTATGCTTAAATGCAATAAAACTTAAGAACTGGGAATATTTTTCCAGTGATTTCTTCATATCCCACTCCTTAACGTATTGTTCGAATAAATATGTTTCACGCTGTTTTATTTCTTTTTCGGGCGAAATAAATGACAGACATACAAACTTTTGTCCGGAAATAGCCCGATCTTCATCTAGGAGATCTACATATTTCGGGTTCTCCTTTCCATCTGGGGTGGTTTTATACTCCATATTTTTATTCTTTCCGTTCTTTAGCATAATATTTATGTTAGATATACTTTTTAAGTATTTAAGTTTATTTCATTAGATAAGATATTTGAAATTTTTTTCTTTATAATACATATAATGGCATCATATTCTGGCTTTGATCTCGGCGAACTCGTAAAACGCGCAATAAAATATCTTGTAGAGGGTCTCATGGTTGCAATTGCAGCATTTGCTATTCCAAAGAAATCTTTAAATTTCGATGAGATAGCTCTTATTTCATTAACAGCAGCTGCTACATTTAGTATTTTAGATACATACGTTCCTGCAATTGCGGTAAATGCCCGTTCTGGTGCAGGATTAGGAATAGGAGCTAATCTGGTAGGGTTTCCTATGTAAGTAATAACTTATTCGTAAGAAATATAAGAAATATACAAAATATAAACCAGTCCTATATTATTTAAAAGTAATAATATGCAATGTTTACCATGAAATCATCTATATAATTATATAATTATATACAATTATATAATTGTATATGTATTTAGAAATATTATATTGTTGGAATAAATTCCCAATTTAACTCATTACAGATTTGTTTCCAAATTTCATCTTGTTCAATTTGCTTGTCCCTATCTTTTAGCATAGGAAAATATGGTAGAAACTGAAGTTGTTCTAATAATTCACATAATTTATATATTGTGTAATAATAATTTAGAAAATTAACCCTATCTTGTGGACAATATTTAGCATATGGCGCCTGTATATCCATAAATAAATTACACAATATTCCTTCTAATTCTTGTGACATTACAGGTGGTTTAATACCTAATTTATCTTTTATAAAAGGTATATGTTCATAGTATTTATTGTAACCTAGTTTTTTTAGAATATCTTTCGCCATATTATTTGTTAGTTGTTCAACCTCTATTCTTTCTTTTATAATTTGTAGTTTTACATTTTCTAAAACTTCATTAGGTATTTGTGTAGTTTCTTTTGCTTGAAATTGTGCTAATATTTCGCGAAAATGGTTAATTCGTTTATATGCGTAAAAACATATTTCTTTCGGTGGCTCTTTGTATGAAGGTCTATCATTATCTACAAAATATGGGGTGTTTTTAAAACAATTATTGCATACTAATATACCATCATGTTCAACTGGTATCAGCTCTCCTTGTGAACAAAACTTGCATATATCGGATTCAGTAGAATAATCGCTAAGATTAATATATTTTTCATCTATATTAGAAAGATATTGTTGCATATATGAAGGGGTTTTTGAATCGCACATTTTTTTATCATTTTTGCTCTTAAAAAAATTGTCTATTAATGTTTTTTTTGTTTCTCCCTTATTTATATTCTTTTTTTCTTCAAAATATTCAAATATAAAACTCGAATTATTTAATAGATAATCTTTTTTTTGCTGTTGTATATTCTTTATTTGTTTTTTTATTGCACATAATCTGTCTTTTTCATCTAGATGTTCTTCCAGAGTTATATTATTCATTTGAAGACGTTTTTTGATAGCGGTTTTTTCTTGTTTTAGTTGTTCTATTGTAGAATCATCTTCTTTAAACGTATACAAACAGCTTTTATGGGTTTTATCTATTGTTGCAATTTTTTTATCACAAAAAGCAATGGGTTTTTTTGTTTTTGGTTTAAATCTTGTCATTAATATATAATTATTATTATTTTTAATAGATAATAATAATAATATCTTTAGGGAAAATACTAGCTCTTAATAATTATTGAATATATTGTTGATTCTAAAATAGATTATTTAGGGAATTATATTACCCAAAAGCCTTATTCAAGTTAAATATAAATAACTATTTTCTACTTATTATAATAATGGATAATAAGTTATATATATATAAATCATGTGATGATATTAGTCCTACAGATGTACAAAAAATGAGTTTTATATTTAATGCATTGAAAAATGGTTGGGAAATTAAAATGAAAAATAATAAATTCCATTTTACAAAAAAACATGAGAACAAACCAGAAATATATTTTGACAGCTATTTAACGCATTTTTTAAAGAAAAATATGGACGTGTCATTGTAAGTATTTTACCGTTGTAATATAAAATTTTATGTTTAATTTATATTTAATTAAGGATAATTTCAAAAATTTTTTTTCTTTAGCAATATTATAACAATGGGAGGTGGATTAATGCAACTTGTAGCTTATGGCGCACAGGATGTCTATTTAACAGGCAATCCTCAGATTACTTTTTGGAAGGTGACTTACCGTCGCCACACCAATTTCTCTCTCGAAAGCATCGAGCAAACCTTTAACGGACAGGCTGATTTCGGTCGCCGTGTAACATGCACAATTAGCCGTAATGGCGATCTCGCATACCGCACTTACCTTCAGGTTACTCTCCCTGAGATTAACCAGCACATGCATGTTGATAGTCATGCCACGGTGCCGCCAAAACCTGGGGTCGCGGGCTCACAGATTCGCGACTGTCCTGGCGTATATGCCCGTTGGCTCGATTGTCCGGGTGAGCAGCTTATCTCGCAGGTAGAGGTTGAGATCGGAGGACAGCGTATAGATCGTCAGTATGGAGATTGGATGCATATCTGGAACCAGCTTACTCTTTCAGCTGAGCAGGAGCGTGGCTACAACAAGATGATTGGCAACACCACTCAGCTTACCTACATCACTGACCCCGGTTTTGATGACATTGATGGTCCTTGTGATTCTGATGCCCCTCGTCAGGTCTGTGCCCCTCGTAACGCTCTACCAGAGACTACACTTTACATCCCTCTTGAGTTCTGGTATTGCCGCAACCCCGGCCTCGCCCTCCCTCTTATTGCTCTTCAGTATCACGAGGTGAAAATCAACCTCGACCTCCGTCCTATTGATGAGTGCCTTTGGGCGGTGACTAGCCTTGGATCATGCGATGAGCCCAACCCTTGCGCTGCCGTCGGCACGGCGCTCCCAACTGCCCGTAAAGTCACGACCGCCTACAACCAGTCACTTGTCGCCGCTTCACTTTACGTAGACTACGTTTTCCTTGACACTGATGAGCGCCGCCGCATGGCCCAGAACCCCCATGAGTATCTTATTGAGCAGCTTCAGTTTACAGGCGATGAATCAGTTGGTTCCTCCTCCAATAAAATCAAGCTTAACTTTAATCATCCCTGCAAGGAACTCATCTGGGTTGTTCAGCCTGACGGTAACGTAGATTACTGCAGCTCTCTCGTGTGCGACAACACCCTTTTCCAGCTGCTGGGCGCTCAGCCTTTCAATTACACTGATGCAGTTGACGCTCTTCCTAACGCCATGCACGCATTCGCCGGACCACAGGCGGCACAGGCGGGCCACTTTATTTCGAGCGATCCTGGTGGTGGTGGGGGGTTGTTTGCTGATCCGGGTGCAACCGACATCGGGGCCGACAAGATGGAGTTTTGGGGGGAGACGAAGGCGGGCACCAAATACGGCGGGCAAGGCGGAGCGTACAGCGGCGGTGGTGGTGGTGTGTATTCCGACTCGACGGTCAACTCCGCCGGACAATACCACGGTGCTGGGGGATTCGGACCGCCGGCGGAGGATGCGGCTGGG